AGAAATCTTCGTTGATTCCTCCGGTAAGATTAACTTTTGCGTCCAGCCGTTGCTGTCGCTGCCGTAACGTCTGAGTGCCTGATGGTATGCATTCATCAGGCAGACCGCAGCACCACTCCCATCGGCCAATAAGCTCTGCTGTGGTACGCGGATCAAGCTCCTGCATGAGTTCATCAGCGCGCTGATGCACCCTGAGCAAAGAAGGCGCTACGCCACTTATCGCAACATCGTCAACTGACCATGCAGGTCCGGGTGGAAGCAGCGCACTCAGTAACTGGACATAATCATCATTACTCACGCCCACGTTATTACCCCCAGTACAGCCAGTTCATTTTTTGCAACTGGCGTATCAACTGTTGGAGAAAGTAGCTTATGGCTGTACTCACCGGCGGCTATAGAAATAGCCTCGTTTGTACGGGACAGCTCAAGCGTCCCTTCCGGATAACCGTCACGCAGCAGGAATGAACGAAGCTCGGCCTCAACTGCGGCGCGTATTTCAGGAGTATCCGGGTTCAGGTCAATAGTGTAGTTGACCGTTTTTGGCATCCCCTTAAATACATAGAGGTCTGAACCCGCTACGGGTGCCAACGGTTCAATATGTGCCTGAGCCGCAGCAACTGTTGCATCATCAAGAATCGGGTTAATCAGGTCGCTACTGGCAATCATAACGCCAACCGTGCCCGTCCCCATCCAGTGCCGGTAAGTCCACGCACGTGTTACGCCGGGCACTTCTTTTGCCCAGACAACATAATCACCGTCAGCGCCGCCTTGCGGGGTCCAGTAATAGCGTTCCAGGACACGGGCACGCCAGACATCAAGGTCTTCAATATCAAAACCGCCAGTGACCGTATCGGCCATTCCGCCGGAAGGAAGTCCATTAACCGGAGTAACCAGTGAAAGCGCCTCACCATCATCCATATTTCCGGTCATACCTGTCATGCTGCAGGCAATGGGTACACGAAGCACGCCACCGGCACTTGTTGCGTCTGTCTGAACGATGTACTGGACGAGATCGTCACGCTGAATTACCGAACCGGCGCTCACCTTCAGCCCGTTCGTTACGCCATCCCAGCGCATAAAACCTGATGCGGCCACGGCATCTTTTCTCGGGCATCGTTTCATAGCAGCATGCCGATAAAGCCATGATTCATCGCACAGGTCTGGCAGCATATTCATCGCCAGATAATCGATATAGCCATAAACCGTATGCAGCGCCCCGGCATAAACCTTGGCCATGACATCTTCATCCATGCGGCGAAGCTCATCATTGATGTCAAGGCGTGCAAAAAGGTCTGTGCGGATCATGCTGATGTTTTCGGCCAATGTTGGCCGCTGAAATTCACTGTCCGCCATTGGTGATTACACTCCACAGGTCGTTAAAAGAAATCGTTACCGGACCATCCCGTCGCCAGAGAACAATCATATTCCCCAGTTCATTAATACCGGTTCGCTGGATATCAATATCGATACGAGATACCACACCGTCATCCAGCATCCATTGAAGAGCTTCACGCAGATAATTGCGCACGGTATTCACCAGAGCGTTCGTGAGCTTGCTCCGTTGGAGTATCCACAACTTCGAACCATAACGGTCGTTCGCAACAACCGGCCAGGTATCTCCCCACCACCCCATCGGTACATCGACGTTATCATCAGGATCGGCGCGGCGGTGGGTGAATAAAGAAATCACTACAGCGCGGGTGAGCGGATCAAGCTGAGAACTGGCGCTTACCCGTTTCCCATTTACCGTAAGCCAGAGTTCCATCAGGCCCCCATTTTTTTATCAGGTGCATCGGTGTTATTTCCCTGCCCGTTTTCTTTGTGTTTATGCCCGTTATAAGCAACACGCATCGCCGACATTGTCTGGCCAGAAGTATCACAGAGGTCTTTGATCTGGCCAGTTGACTCAATATCCATTTCAAAGCGGGCTTTAGGCGCGTTTTTAAACGTAATCACCTTGCCACCACCATCAACAACAATCCCGGCGCGTGTCAGCGTGACTGACTGCCCCTGGTCATCGTAGAGAGCGACCTCCCCCGTTTTTAGCCCCTTCATGCGATAGCGACGATCAGACACGGTGATCGCAACGGCGTGAGAACGGTCACCATCAGGAAACAGAACAACTGCCTCAGCACCCGCTTGTGCACGAGAAGTGAAGCCATAGGGTTCAAGGTGCTCAATACCTGCCTTTTGCTGCCCAGCCAGTAACTCAACATCTATCATCTGGCACTTGGAAGCCGCGTTGATACTCTTCACAACAGCGCGCCCAATGAGTCCCAGAACCTGTCTCTGAAGGCTTTGCATCACTCCCATTAGAACGGGTCCTCTTTGACTTTGCGTTTTTTAGCACGCTTCTGACTGCTCTCTTCGGGCTCAGGAAGATAGGCATCCGGCGGCCCGACACGTAACTCTGTCAGGGTGCCGTTATTGTCTTTAGTGAATGAGACTTCAGAGATGAGGAGTTCGCGGTTGTTGAAGCCGCAGATCGGATCGAAAACAATAACCCGCTGGTTTGGCTGCCACAAAGAACCATCCCCCTGTCGCCAGCCCCACACCGTGTACGTGGCTTCATCAGTACGTGCAGCGCGTTGTCGCGCCTCGAATTCAGCGCGCGCAATGCAACTGGCGCCAGTTGACTGCCCGGTTTGTTGTACTGCCATAGGGCGGTAACGGCCAATTGAGGCATCTGTTGTTTTTGCACGAAGAGCTGTTGTGGTAGCAGCGCCAAAATCATCATCATTTCCGGCGCGCTGACCAGAAACCTGATAAGTGGAAAAACGTTCACGAATACTTTTTTCGGTATCACAGGAAATAACGTTTTTCCCCAGCACCAGAGCTGTATGAGCGTGCGTGGTACCAATGCCGCCGATAACCAGCCTTCCGCGCGGATCGTCGTAGGCCAGCGCCTGCTGCTGTCCAAGCATCTTGTTCAGGACTTCAATAACATTTTCACCGTGATCGGGTTGCACGCCGGGAATAACACCACCCGGCGCGCCAGCGTTTATCACCGCAATGCCAAAAGGTCTGGCAAGCGCCGAGGCAACCTGAACGAGTGATTGCCCATTGAATTGAGTCGGCTCAGCAGCACAATCAATCAGATCGGCGGTCAGACTACGCCCGCTAATTCCTACACTAATTGATCGCGCATCATAGCGAACCGGCGTTGCTTCAACCCAACCGGTAACCACCAGGTCATCACCGATTAGAACCTCAACCTTGTCGCCGTTTTTAACCCTGGGCTGAAGTGACGCAACACCATCACCACCGGGCCACTGCCGGGTAATCTCTACACTAAAATCTCGGGCCAAACGCTCAATCCCGGCACCAATACGAATTGACGTCCAGCCCCCCCACTCACGACCGTTAACACGGAGAGTCACGTTATCGTTCATCGTACAGGAACCCTCAGCGGAGATGCCGGCACAAAGCCCGGGTGAGCCACAGCATTGCGCCTGACAATGTCAGACTCCCGTGAAGCGTTATCAAACCAGGTTGCTGCCAGAACCAGTGCAGGAGTTACCTCATCAGGTGTTCTGATAACGGTCTTTTGGGTCTGTATCAGGCGGTGTTTTATGTCGTTATTAAGGTCAGACTTCACTCTGCGCAAAGCCAGAAACAAACGATCATCGGTCGTGCGGGATAGTTCTTTATCAATAGCAGTATTCAGTGTGTCGCGGATATCGACCAGATCATCCCATGCAGGCACGTCGACAACGGTCACTTCATCAGGAGCATTGTTCAGCTCAGGATGAGTAACAGAAGGCCAGCCAGTGGACTGCTGGCTTTGTTCGCTTGTCGTGATAACTGGCGCGGGTAACGTCGTGACAGCATAAGCCGCTTCACTTATTGCTGTTGTGCGAATCGCACTGGCAACATAATTACTTTGCTGCTTCTGGTTCTGCGTCGTCCTGCTGTCAGTTTTCCATACTCCACGCGGAGCCAGATCGCTGCCCAGAGATATGCCGGAAAAATTTTTAATCATTGTGAACAGGTCGCTGGCATTACCAGAGAGCCGATTCCCCGAACGCCACATTGTCTGCAACTGGTCAACGAACCCCTTGCCTGAAGATGGCGGCGGGAGCAGAACAGAGATATCCCCCTGCATTAACCGTGCTGCGGCGGAAATACCAGAATCGACCATCGCCATTTTGTCAGAGACATAGCCAAGCATGCTGGTCGCATTGTCAATCACACCGTTCTGGACGAAATCAGGCATACCGTCCATGCCAAACCGGTCGAAGTTATCGCTAATGCAGTCATCAAGAGCAGAGCAGGAAGAAACCAGCGTGTTAGCCGTAGCGGTACCTGATGTCGGATAAGTAAGTTCACCAGCCTCAACGAAACGAAGATCAAAGCGCACCATGCGCCCTTCACTGCTCGATGCACTCACGTTAATTTCGCCATCGACGCAAACGCTCATCTCGCCATATGCGGGATGGATAAGGGTCCCCGGCCCCGGATTATTGAGAGCCTCAATTAGTCTGTCTCGTTGCTCATAGCAGTCATCGCCGATGACATACCCAGAAAATTTAGGTCTTGAAGTTGCTTTGCCAAGGTCTTCCGTATAGGGCTTATCACGGTTCACAAATTCATGTGTTTCGACACGCCGTCCAGCGGTTAGACTCTCGTCCTCAGTTTTGAATGGAACACCGCGAAACGATGCATCCACCAGCCGATCTTTCCACGCCATGTTATTACCCGCTTGGTTTTGTTGTATAGTTTGCCAATATCATGAAATCATGTGGTTTTTGTGATTATTGACAATTGATAAATAAAAGAGGCAACTATGGAAATGTTCATACCTTTGTTAATCGGAATTATATTTGCATTCGTAATTTCAAGATGGGTATATAAAAAAGAGTCAACAAAATCAAGAAAGCTAATTGGATCTATACTCGGTGCTGTAATTGGTTTTTCTGCCCCGCTAATTATTGCATCATTCATCATGGCTCCAGATGTGACACCAAAAACTCATGATGAAATGGTTATGGCAAAACTTACTAATTCATTAGATGGATGCCAATTGGATATGAAGCAAAAAGTAAAAAAACTGATGAATGATCCAGATAGTTTTAAATGCATCGAGACTAATGTTATAAAGCGAAAAGACGATTACGTTTTAATAATGCAATTTACAGGAAAGAATCAGTTAGGCGGAAATGTAAAGAATGTAGCCAAAGCAGAATACGATTCTGATGGTAAATTCGTAAAGTTTATTGAATAAAATATGGGAGGGCTAACCTCCCATACCAACACGCCCAATGCGGGTATATCCGACATCATGATTTACTTCAATCCCGGATGAACGTGAATCTGTCACTTTCATTCCCTGTGGTGCGTTCTCAAACTGAACGGTGACGGCGGCCTGAGGTTGAGTATTTGCCCCCTGTTTTATCTGGTAAGGGTTATAGCCTGTGCTTGCCACTCCGGTGCCATAAGCACCGTAACCGCCAGCCCCCCATTGAGCTGCATTCGCAGCTGCAACCGTATCGCTCGCGCCATCTGAGAACCATTCAATTATAGGTTTCAACTTTGCCCACATATCCTGAAACCACTGAACGACGGGCCCCCAGTTATTAATGACGAGTCCTAGCGGGGTCCATCCGAACACTGTCTTAAGTAATTCCCATCCCATTTCGAAATAAGGCGAGACAGTCTCCCATAAGGATTTGAAGTATGGTCCAACAGCATCCCAATTAGAAATAATCAAGCCTGCTGCCAGCGCAATTCCGGTCAGGATCATACCAAGAGGCGTCATTGCCGCCAGTCTGCTGGCAAGAGTAATTGCCTGACCAACCCCCATAATTCCCAACTTAAGTACAGCAAGCCCAGCAGCAAGGCCTGCCACACTACGAATAATCCTGGGGTTCTGGTCAGCAAAGGTGGTGAATCTTTCACCTAAGTCACCAAGCCAGATGGTCAGATTTTTTGTATCACCTGAGAAGGCGCTTCCAATGGCGGCGAGGCCATTAGTTGCGGTGCCGGTCATCGCTTCCCAGAGGTTTGCCAGGGTTCCAAGTTGAGCCTCAACACGCTTATTCAGACTGGCCTGTTTATGCATTTTTTGCTGAATCTGATCGTATCCGTCTTTACCTTTATCGATGAGGGCATTAACTACCTGCAGGGTTTCCGCGTCATCCCCAAAGAGAGTTTTTAGTACGGAGGTTTTATCCGTATCTGTCAGTTTGCGTAGCTTGGCCAACTGGCTGAACATTTTGTCCAGACCACCAAAACCTCCTTTTCCGTCCGTAAAGTCCAGCCGAATACGTTGTTTCCTCAATACTTTGTTAGTCGCTCTGACTTTTTTAAGATCAAGGCCAGATTGAATAACTTTTCGAAGGGCGTTACCGGCTGACTCACCTTGCATCCCCATTTGGTCCATCATGACGCTGATCGGAGCAAGTCCCTGAGCGGCTTTCAATCCGTCCTTATTAACCATCTTCAGAACTGAGCTGGTTTTGGTGAAAAACGACAACATGTTGGTGTCGTCGACACCAAGGTAAAACGCTTTCTGGATGGTATCAAACAGCCCCATCATGTCATCTGATGCGGTCCCAGTTGCGTCCTGCATTTTTGCGGCGAATTCTGCCGCTGCTTCAGGTGTTTTTTTAAGCTGTACAGCAAGGTATGCAGTCGCTTTACCTACCCCACCCAGAATGTTTTCTGCCGGAATACCCTGGCGAACAAGCATCTGCATCATGTTCTGAAAATCAGCAGTCGTGCCAGGTAACTGATTCCCAAGCCCAACAGCCAGTTTGTTTATTTTTTCAAAACTATTGCCGACTTCTCCGTTCGCCTGCATCATCGCGACCTTCAGCCCTGTAGCCGCATTCTCCTGATCCGCATAGGCTTTCAGCGATACAGTCAATCCAGCAGCCAAACCACCAGCCAGCGCTAATCCCCCCTTTGAAGCTTCCTCTGCCTGGCGCTTGAAACCACGGATGTTTTTCTGCATCCGTGAAAGTGCTGGAGATAGCTTATCTACGCCAGTAATCAGAGCCTTAAGCTCAAATTCAGCCATTGCCTTTCTTCTCCTGCTCTATCCTGTTTGCCTGACTGACCAGCAGCGGAATCTCACTGATTGGCATTTTCAGCAATTCAAATGGATTAATGCGCCAGTAACTGGCGCAGTCAAAAAA